AATTCAAATTTAAATTTTTTATTATTGGAAACGATCCGACAGCGTCAAGTGCAGCATGCTCTGGATTAAAATTTACTACTTGATCAAGTCCTACACTTGAAAGAAGAGGATCGGTATAAGATGCTGGATTTATTGGACCCGTAACAAGGTCTGCTGCTGCTTTACCATTTGTCAGTGTTGTAGCAGTATAAGTGGTTAACGATGATGCGTCTAATATTGCCATGTCTAAGGAGCCTTCAGTGGCGAGATAAAATCTTTGATGGCTTGAATACCACCACCAACATATTTAATACCCCCTTTAATAAGGGGAGGAAATGTATCAGTATTAATTGCAATCTGGGGAATTAGTTTATCATACATTCCGTTAGTATCTTTCAGTTCGTCAAGCAGTGTTTCGACACTTGCTGGCGCACCAGAGTTTAATATAACCCACGGGAAGTTATTTCTTTCGTTGTTAAGATAATAAATATCATCATCGTTCTCTGTAGTTGGTTCAGTTAATATCACATCTTCTTCAGGAAGTTCTATTCCTCCAACTTTTTCCAGAATACGATTATGGAACCAATCCGTTCCGTCATTGCCGCCAGTCGGTGAACCAGGCGTCCATGTCCACGCATTTCCAAGAGCAACTGTATCTGATAAGTCTGGCAGTGTGTACGGCATAACATAAGGGTCTTTGAAATGCTGCTGGTTAGTTTTTGATACAGCATTGAAGTCATCACCATCAATTTTATCGCCTGGACTAGTCTCGTAAGGTGGAATTTCCATCTCACCATGAATGTAAAGTATTCCTGTTCCGAAACTCAAATGATTTATATGCGGAACTTCTTCAGTGAGGGCAACCCATCCATCTTGCCTAGCGATGCTCAATGGTGCTTGAGGTGTTAAGTTTCCAAAGCGTTCAAAATCTCTATGTCCATATCTACCAACATTACTTAGGTTATCTTTAAAATATTCACGAATTCTTCCCGCATGCGCTCCTTTAAGACTCGCTATGTCGGATCGCAGGTAAAGGTTAGCAATCATTTTGTTTGCTTGAACCATATTTCTTGGTTTAAATGACATTAGATATTATCCATTACAATCTTAGTATATTTATATCGCACCCAAACCACCGTAGATACCCTTCGCGAGTCCTTCTGCTGTACCCTGACTACATGTAGTTTCAGGATGAACAAAGTATTTTACAAGCGCGGCAACCATTCCGTTTCCTTTCTTGTCAATACCATCTATATTTTCACCGTAAAGGTTTCCATCTATTTGCTTAGACATAAGGAGTTTAGAATACGCAGTTTTTTGTGAAGTATGAAGTTCTGTCATAATAAACATCAGTTGCACATCTCCATCACGGACATCCCTTTTTGGTGTTAGTCTTGAAGCATATGATATAAATTTTGCATATCGTGGAGAATCTTTTGGATAACGTGCTATGCCGCCAGTGTTATTGGGTATTAATCTACTAATTGATTGAAGCACCCCCGTCATTGAAGATGCTTGTTTAGCATTGAGTCCATTATCAATAAAGAATCTTACGACATCTCCCGCTGGCATCGGTGTTTTTCTTCTAGCAGTCACAGCGATTTCTTCTAAAACCAAGTTATCTTGCTGAACTCCATAAAAGACAGGGGGTTGAATGTTAGTACTGCTTTGATCAAATATAAAGGCGAATGGATTAGTCGAAATATCTTCACGGGATGCTGCCTGAACTGATGTCGGATACTCTATGCTAGGGAGGGAACCCAAGACCATCGGTAACTGTGATGCAACCCCGTCAAGGAAGATTCCAAAGATCATTGCTCCTGGCAATATCTGTGTGTTAACACCCAGACCAGAAACCCCATATGAACTAGAAGGATTCATAACTTGCGCCCAAGGCAAATCCTTTTGCGGAATATCATCTGTGTTAGGAGAGTGAACTCCAAAGCAGCGAACTTTTATTCTACCCTCAAGTCCAGGTGGAGGGGAGGCATCGATACAACGACCCATGAACCATCGAACATTATCACCGTAAAACTCTGTTGCTATTGTTTTCATTAGAAGTTTAATTATTTCCTTATTATTGGTTTACAATATCAATTTCCGCAACTTTGGATATAAAAAGAACAGCATTATGTCTTTCTATTCCGAAGATGTGCCTAACGCTTTGAATAAGATAAAATCCACTTCGTTCTGTATTTGATCCAACATCCACAGATGTATCTGTGTCTGAGATAAGAAAGCGAACTTTAATAACATCACCAACACTTATCTCTTCTTCAAGTAAACCTATTCCATCGATATCAATCTCAAGCATATTACGAGACAGCATGCTACGAATAGAAAGTGGTCTGACCTTATTTAATAAATCAGATTCGTCAATTGCATCATGTATACTATTCGCAGATGCATATGTACCATAAGAAGATACTGTGTTACGCTGCCTCGCTGACCAATACCCTGTTCTTTCTGTTTTCTTCGCGATAGTTATCACATCCGCTTCATCAAAAACAGAACTAAGTATCTTCCCGCCAGAATAACCCGCATTCAAACTTTGAAGAAGTAGGTTTGCACTAAAAAGTTTTGAGGCGTTTTGACTGGTGTATGTGTCAAGGTTTGCGATGGTACTTCCAATAGCACCCTCCTTTATCATCTTCAAAGTATTTTCTATATTAGAAAATCTTATATTCTTGATTATTCTTTTTGCGCCTTCAAACCCTTCGGAAGATTTAACGTTAGTTTGAACTTGCGAATAGATGAAATCATCTTCGGGTGGGTTGTCTTTAACAGCATCTATTCCATTTGTCACCATAGTCACAAAATTCCCCAGACGCAGTGATGTTTTATCTCCCATGTTCTGACCCCATATGCTTGCCCAAATAAAGAAGGGTGTCCCCCATCGGTCGGTTGATCGTTCAGTCAACCACTCAACGGACTCAAGTGGACTGATATATGGCAGTAGGATTTTTATAGGTTCCTGATCTGAACCCTTTTTATTATCGTAGTATTTTTCATCCTTCAAAAGATTTACACCCAAAAAATTATTAAGTATGCTTTCAGATATATCTTCTAGTTTTCCAGTAAATGACTTACTAATTTTTACTACCGAATTGTCATATGAGTGTTTAGATGTTAAATTTATAGTATACACTTCAGCGCGATCCGCATTTTTATACTGACTTACTACAGAGACCACTTTAAAGTCGAGTTGGAAGTATGGACTAGAATCACCGATATTTGGATTTTTGGCGACAATAACCCTTAAACCCTCGTCACCTTTGATTTTCACATCAGACATTACTCCGCCATCATCAACGATGACTATGCTTCCTGTAAGGTAGGGTTTATTCAGGTCTTCAAATATATTAAATTCTGCAACAGCGTTTTTTAACTCTAATACAGTCTCATCCCGAATAGCAGTATACAGAACAGTTTGAAAAATATATTGAGTACCATCAGTCATCTTATTTTTTTTCCTTCAAGAGTTTATTAAACTCAGAGACGATTTTATGAATATTATCCCTTTTAATAACCGAGATTATTTTCTGCGACTCATTAGTTTCCACGATTCGTTGCACATAAGACACAGACTGTCTTGTGGTGACACTGCTCTGATTAATAACCCAAGGGTAGTTGGGATTGATTGTTGGGTTAATCCAATCCTTTGTTACTGGATTTTCATAATGATGAGGCGAATCCCATTGGTCATAGACTCTATGCACCGTCATTTCTGCGTATCTATATAGGGGTTCAAATTCTGGTTCTGCACCAATACTAGACCACTCCCCTCGACCCAATATCCTTAATGCTGAAGATTCGTCAATGGAATCCACTACCTGATCTTTCGCAGTAATTCCCACAGCGTCCGTTGTAACTAATCCAAGGTCTTGGTCTATTTTTAATATCTTACCAACTGCCTTCGACTCTCGAAAATAAACCCAAGAACCAACCACAAAGTATACATCTCTAGCAAGGGGAATCTCCTCACCAGTTGCAAACCAAAAGCGTTGGTTTTGTTTGTTGGTAAATGCTGCCTTTAACACTGAGGTGGCAGGAGTCGTAAATGCCATATTAGGATAATACTCTTTCGTCTTTGAGTAAAGATCAGCATCTCTTATTGGCCAACCCCCTGTGCGGAGGGAGTCATTTAAAAGAAAGAATGTCCAGTAATAGTTTGGCGAATCATAAAGTTCCATAGAGACTTGGTCTGCTCTATGACCGTTTTGAATATTATACGATTCATAAAAGATGGAATATTCCTTCACTTGGTCTACAATATCTATATATACGCCAAGGTCTTGAAACTTTACTGTTGCTTCATTGTTACCAAAACGATAATCAACTTTAGGGAAATTTTTAAAATAATTTGACATATCAGTATCCATTCCTCACATCGTTTTTTTCAAGGGTGACCCCTTCAAAAAATTCTAAAGTAAGGTCTACTTCACTCCAGTACTGGGAACTACCCGCCTCAGCTAAAATTGCACCACTAGTAGAATTCAAGTTTGTGGTAACCGACTGCAAAAATGCAGGTTTGACTTTTGGTGGGACTAGTAGTTCCTGACCATACGGACCGTGATACAGTTCTATCTTATACATATCAGGATACTTGTAACCAACACTACCACCAGAAGTTTCTGGATATAACTGGGTTCTAAATTCTTTAACAATTGCTGCGATTACCAATGATTCCTCTGGACTAGTTGGTATCATCTTAAATGCAAACGAAAACGTTCGCAGATTAACGGACTTAAATAATACGCGGGTGTTGGGGTTGTCTGCTGTCCTCAATGAACCCTGAACTAATTCTGAAGAAACCCCTGGAACCATCGTGGACATTTTTGCAGCGATTGACGCTGCTAAATCACCGGCACCACCCTCCTTGGAGAAATCACTAGCTATACTTGCAGTAGAAGCATTCTTGTTCTTATTTGCCATATCCATTACTGCTCCACCGACTGCACCAGCATCATAATTCTCGTATGTACATCCATCCCCGAATGAAATTGCTGGTGGGAGATAGAGTTCAATCTGCTGGGCGGCACCTTTTAGAAGCTCGTTCGATAGGTCTACAGGAGTAAATCTAACAAACCCTGGAGTTTCTGATATATCCATTGGGTACTTCATTCTAACATTCCCTCTGCGTTTTGCCTTTAACTAAATAGGTTTATATTCATTTATTTATACGACTATGAGCAGACCCCACACAGGAAAATACACAGTTAAGCATCCCGAAATGTATAAGGGGAAGTCCAACGATGTCGTCTATCGTAGTGGTTGGGAGATGCACTGCTTCAAATACCTTGATGGTAATCCTAATGTTGAGTGGTGGAACAGTGAAGAGTTTGTCGTAAAGTATTTTTACGATGTTGATAAAAAAAATCATAGGTATTACATAGACCTTACAATAAAATGGAAGAGTGGAAAGACCACTCTCGTTGAAGTCAAACCAAAGAAGCAAACTACGCCACCTGCCAAAGTCAATACGCGCAGTAAAAAGTACATCAGTGAAGCGATGACTTATGTTAAGAATATTAACAAATGGGAAGCTGCTAACAAAGTCGCAGAAGATAACGGATGGGAGTTTCGTATATGGACTGAGGATGAACTCAATGCCATGAAAATACTACCAAAGTCTACGCGCAAAACGCCTGGAAAACTAAAAAAACTTGCTCCCCTCAAACCCTATCGCAAAAAGAAGAAACCTACTTAGCAAACCCCATAGGTGCGTAATTGGCGAACGGATCATGTGCATCCATCGCTGAAGCACCCCCACCACTAGTGCTGTTACTAACATTATTAGTAGTCGTGCTAGAGTTGTTAGGTGTTGATATAACTATTGGAGGTGCTGTGGATTGCTGCCTACTTTTCGCATCTTCCATATCATCAGTTTTATCCTGTAATGCTGTGCCTTGAGTAACGGATGAACCTTCGATATCTAAAATTGCGGGAGATACTTCGTTACCCGAACTAACCAGTACCATCGGACTCTCTGGTGCGGGGTTCAATGCAGTTTTCATTGTTCCAGTTCCGATTTTTTCTGGAGTCCCACTATTTCTCCCTGCCATCGCGAGTGACTCTTCTTCGAATGCTTGCCGATCAGAAACATTTAAACTTTCGACCGCTGCCAGTTTGGACTGTATATTTCCCTCAGTAAAACTCTTCCATTGGTTTTCTGTAAACTGACTACCTGAACGCAATGGCGACGAGTTCCTCTCCGTTGATGCGTTTGGGTCTTTCCCCATCATGCTAGAACCATCGGGATTCAGGGTCTCATATCTGACGCTGGCGCTATTCTTAGTTGGTGTTTCATCATCATCATCACCACCACCGCCAAACAACCCTGAGAAAAATCCTCCACCGCTCTCTTCTTTTTCTGCTGCTGGTGGTACTGATGGTGTCATCGCACTAGGCACCGATGGTCGGTCAGCATCCCACTCATCTTGCTCAGCCACGCGTAGGGACTCTGCCTGTTCGTTTACTTCTTCGATATATTGACCCTTTGTGTTTATTCCTCTGGTCTTCAGTTCTTTTATAATATCTTTGCGTTCATATCTATCTCTTTGTCGCGGTCTTCCCCCACTTCTCTTCCGATCTTCGATCATTTCCAACTTTTCTAACAATTGCTGATCACTATATTTCCCCATTCCCCTAAACTGATTAATTTCTTCTTGAGTTAGGTCTCTAGTCTCTCCGTTCTGCGTAACGGTTCCTGAGCTGACTCCATTTGTGGTATTGGTACTGATCGCACTAATACCGTCCTGCCCTTTTTTGAGTCCTGATGTCCTTGCTCCACCATCTGGTGTGGATAGTCCACTATCAGACATCACCTGTTCTGGTGCATTCTCATCATCAGAATCGAACAGTCCACCAAACCAACCTTTACTATCTTCTTTCTTATCTTCTTTCTTATCTTCTTTCTTATCTTCTTTCTTATCTTCTTTCTTCTGCGCCTCGGTCTCTTCTTTAGTAAACTGAGCAACTCCAGTCATCTGCTCCAACCGTCTTTTTACCATCACCGTCTGTTCGTCATTGAGGTCATCTTCGTTAACGATTGTTTGTAGTTGCTCTACTGTGGCATCACCAAGCATAGACTCATCTATTTTGCTTTTCGTACCCCAGATGCTGTTTTTGTCGTAAAGACCTGAGTCCCTCGATTTCTTATCAGCGGCACGTTCCTGATCGCGGTCGAGTTCGACTCCTTTTTCAATATCTTCATCACCAAAAAGTCCGAAAAACTTCCCAAGATACTTGGCTGCCTTACCTATCCAATCGATAATAGCGACAATAGCATCGTAAATCAACGTGATAGCTTTCAGCGGCATAGAGAACACCGACATAACTGAATTGGTTATAAATCCAACTATAGGACCTACTATTTCCCATAGGTCTTCAAAAAACTGGAAAATATCACGGAAAAAATCTCCAACAACTCCAACAAAAGAGAATGAGTCCAAAATCGCGCTGAGAAAATTATCTTCACCAAATATCATTTTTAAAATGCCAGAAGCCATGTCTTTAAGCCAGTCAAGCGGATATGTGATCAGAGAAACAACTCCTTGAATGAATCCTTCCAAGGCAGCATAAAGTTTCTCTCCCAGAGTTCCTTCTTTTGAATTAAAGTAGTCATATGCCTTCATCAAACCAAGGGTGAGAGCAGCTATGCCAGCAGCAATTGCAAGGGCGGGTAAGATGAAAGGAACGATTGCCGCAGTAATCATCGGCAATACGGCCATGAAAGTCGTTAACGCTGTCTTCACTGCAATTATAATACCACCTATCCCCATAAAATCCATGATATCAAAATCATCTGCCTCCTCTTCTCCCTTTTCCTTTGCTTTCTGCATTTTCTTTGAAAAATTAGAAAACAATCCAGATTGACCTTTCTCATCGTCATCTTCAGTAGGGGGCAATGATCTACCATCTTTAAGTCTGTCCTTTTTGTCGGAGATTTTTTCATTTTTTGCTGCACTGGTTGTGATACGGAGTTGTTGACCTATAGTATCACTAATGTTTTTTAAGATTTCATTTGTGGTTTTATTAGAATCCTCTACGGTTATGTTTTCACGGACTTGGGATTCGAAGTCTCTCTTTGCATTATTTGTTAAAAGTAAAGAAATATTTTTCAAACTAGATGCGTTCGATTCTACAGCATCCATAAAATCTGCATCTTTTTCCATAATAGGAGAAACTATTACTTTTTTATTATTATTTTTTTCGTCATCCATATCCGAACCCTTATCTACTATTCTTTGCTTTAATTCTCTCGTTTTCTTTTTCGATATGTTGCATCAACAATGTAATATAGATACTTCTTTCCCAAGGCAGCATGTTCTCCAGTTCGCTTAGACTATATCCATGATGCTGCATCATGGAGAAGTTCGTCTTGTAATGGTTTACAAGACTATCATGACTAAGCGATATTAGAAAAAATCACTCATTCCTTTTAGTTCTAGTTCGTTGTGAGTTTCGCATTTCTTACAATCAAACTCTATCGTGTGTTTTAGTGATGGCATGTCTTCGAAGAACTTAGCGAGTAATTGTAACTGACTAGCAGTCATAGAATCGAGAAATTCTACCACTTCATTTGGCGATTGATTGCGGCAATCAATCCTCTCATTTTCCGTCAAAACCGCAACAATAGAAGTTGCAATTACTCGGAACACACCGTCCATATCCTCTTCATCTTTACCCTTTTCATTTCTCACTTTCTCCCCTAAAATCACACTCTCGTATGTTGGATATTTTAAATCTACGCTGATATCATCGTTAATCTTAATAATGTTATCATTATTCGAAATATTTACTGATATAGAATCGAGGTCGACGGATACCGCATTTGCTTCGGAGCATTCTGAGTTCTTGCACCTGAGAGAAATATTTGATGTCTCTCCAACAGACCTACAACGCAGTTGTAAAAACATATATTCAATATCGAATGTGGCTAGTTCAACCACATTGATATTTTCTTTCTCGTCTAAGCAAGCCGAAATTGTAGCACACATTGCTTCTAGGCATGTTATAGTATCTTTAGACTCGAATGCCTGTAGTAATATTTTTTCTTCTTTGACCAAGTATGGTCGGTATTTTACTTTCTGTCCTGATGACGGTATTGTCATAGTAAAGTTCAGTGTTTCATTAACGCGTGGTAATCCCATAATATTCTCCAATATAATCTATTATAATATCTTGTAAGTTTTGTATGATAGCGATACAGTCATCTCCATCGCTGCTGTCTGTGCTTGATTATTTAGTCGTAATAATTCCATATCAGTAGGAAATGCATCTATTAGTTCTATGCCATATAAGTCCTTTATCTCATTCTTTTGACCCTTATTCTGTTGATAGATTTTAACAGGTGCCACATAATTTTTATAGAACCCCGCATACATAGGTTCTCCAATATTCTGTGATACAACGCAGTCCATCCAATACTGAAAGTACTTTCTTATCTCATAACTTTCCGTCAAATAAAAGGTAAGACTTACAGGGGCGAACACCTGTGCGTTTGCGATTGACTTATTGCCTATCCCAATATCTCTGGTTAACGTACTCACTTGCTTTCCTGGCAGTCCCACGCTGGTGCAAAAATAATTCAGGTCGATAATGGCGGGGGATGTATATTCTTTAAGTGTGCTATTTGCCTTTTTTAATATTCCTAGCCCCGGCAATTCTACTCGGTACTTATTAGATGGAGATATTCCACCATGTTGCGCTAGTGCGCCTCTAAAACCATCTGGACTAAAGTCTGCCATTAAAAGTTCCCAATCTGTTTTCTACTTTCTTTGTAGATATATTCGGAACCCTTTTTCCGAAATGATGATGTTGGTAAATGAACTGCTACTTCCCACTCTTGGGCGGGGACATTTACAATTTTTCCCTTTATCTGTTTTGTCAGATACCTTTTAAAGCAAGGTCTGAAACCTTTGAGATCGCTACTTGATTTTAGATAATTATACGTTATCTTCATATAAGTTGTTGAGTTAAACTGGGTGCCACTGACTTTATTTAGCATACCATAAAACAAGTTCTGTCTTAACTTTATAGGTAGATAGTGCAGATTCAACCCAGTCATATGATCACTGCCCACATCTAAAAGAATGATAAGCGGAAATGCATCGTAGTAAGGTAGAGTCTTTTTACCTTTTGGGTTATACCAGAACATATACATCTTGCCCGACAGAGGATTACCTGCACCGACAAGAGGCGGTTGTTTCATCAGGTTATTCCGATCCATACCACTGATGTTGCTCATTTTATCAAGAAACCATTTACGCGAGGCGGCACTGCGCGGAGAAATATTCTCTTCGCTTAACTGCTCACCATAGAAACTAAAAGGATTCATGTCTTTATTTATACAACTTTTTAGCATAAAAAAAAGGGATGACGTTAACGCCACCCCTTAAAACTTAGACTGGATAGGAACTAGTCAGCGTTAGCTAACTTCTGAAAATAAGACATAGCGTCATCATCTCCAGCATCGTCTGCTGCATCAGCGGTTGCAGGTGCAACCGTCTTAGGAGCAACAGGTTCCGCTACTGTATCCAACGCGACCTCTTCTTTCACGGTGCGTGGTGCAGTCTCACCCAGAACTTCAAACAACTTGGTTTGGAGTTCGTCATAAGTTTTATAGTTTGCAGGATCATTATAATAGTTGATATCATAAATCTGGTTCATCACTGCCTGAAGTTGAACCTCATCACCTTCTGCTAATGCAGTTGATGCTTTAAACTCTGACTTATCGTAGTTACGATAACCATCAAGTTGACGAATCTTCAGTTGAAAGTCTGCACCCGCCCAAAGATCAAATGGGTCGCAGGGAGTTTCGCCTGGAAATTGTGGTTGCATCAGGTCTTGAATCTTATCAAAGATTTTCTTACCGAACTGATAAAGGAAAACTTTACCTTCATTGTGAGGTGCAGATGGGTCGCTAACAACTTGGATGTTAACAACATAGTGCAACCTACGCTTTTGCTTACGGACTGTGGCGCGGTCATCTTCGTTACCAGAGTTCCACAACTTAGCGTTGTATTCACCTAGTGGGTCTGCTTGACCCAGTGAAGTCAGAGACCTCTCAATGTACCACTTACCAGTATCGCCTTTGAAACCGTGATCCCAATAACGAACCCAAGGCACATCGCCTTCTGCTGGTAGGAATCGAATTACTGCGTAACCGTTTCCTGCTTTATCTACTGTAGGTTTCCAGATGTGGGAAGTATCTTCTTTCTCGAATTTACTACCACCTGCTGATTCTTTTGCTGCCTCAACGAGTGCTGAGATGTCTGTTCGTCTTGATTTAAGTTTGGAAATATCCATTCTTTTTGCCCTTCTATTATTAACTGAAATATGTTTTACTACACACGATTAGGATGTGGTTCCCTAATCGCTTACTACACCCGATTGATTCCTCAACCTTACATACTATTATAAGCATTTGGACTGAGATGTCAAGGGTTTCCTTCATCATATAAAAAAGACTCACCTTTAAAATCCAAAGGCAAGTCTGCAATACTATCTATTTCTTACCATCAGACACGAACGTGTTTATGCTCTGTGCCATATCCCTAATCTCCGAAAAGGTTGGATATGATGTGGGTTCTGGATAATCAGGATTCTGTCCCGCTTCTACTTCAAAGGAGTACTGATTAATTGCACTTTCTCTACCAGCATGGTATTGGTCAGTGAGTATATCCTTTGCTTGGTTGAAAATATCAAACCTAAGTTCGAACGGGGTTTTGTGTGATGTAGACATAAATGTCTCCTTGTGTGTGTGTGATAAACTTGCCCTTGAGTATTCAAAGGCAAGGTGTTCGATAATATATTAGAGATTGAGAGTAGCAGTAGCGACTACGGCATTTTCTGCCCAGTCAAGTCCACCAATATCATTCTTGCTCAAATCGGTTCCAACATAAGCAACTTCTACATCTAACTTTTCTAGCAAAGTTACAGTGCCAGATACTTGGAAGTTGAAATACTTATCATCGCCATTAGCGAAAGTAGCAGTATCTAAGAAAGTTTCACCAACTTGTGCGCCAAGAGTTACAAATCCAACTTTATGATTGTATCCAGCAAAAACATATGTTGCCTTTCCACTTTCACCATAACCATCGTCTGTCCAGTTAACGCCAACTTCAACGCCTTTCCAATCAGCAGCGGCATATACTTCACCGTAGTCATTGTTGTCGTTGCTACCATCATTAGGATAGGTGTAGTAGATGTAACCTACATCAACCGCAACATCGGATACTGAAAATGTGTATCCAGCACTATAGTCAAGTTCAAGAGTTGCTTCATCGTTACCGACAGAATTAAAGTCGATTGAAGAACCCCAAACACCAGCATGAAAACCTGATGTGTGATTAAGGTTGATAGAACCTTGCATTGCAACATCATCGTTAGATTGACTGATACCACGGAAACGATAGTCGGATGTAACGGCAAGAGAACCGTCTAGTGACAGGTCTTCAACGAAAGTATTGGCGATGGCATTGCCAGCGAATAATGAGGCAGCGACTGCTCCACAGATTAAAGTTTTGTTCATAATAATTCCTTATAATATTAAATAATTAAAAATCCAGATTAACTGGGCGTATTTTTACTTATGCCCAGTCTATTCCAAATTTTTGGTTTAATGACGGTGATAATACCGTCAAATTTATTCGTCAATTGGTAACTCATTTGACTTAGGGAAGTAGTTTAGGTTCATAGCTTCCACTTCTAATTTTTCTTTGATAATGACCGAAATATATTTTTTACAGTCTTCAACTTCTATGGAGTGTACCTCACATAAGTGGATGATAGCATCCATATGTGAGAGGTTGCCCTTACGAACTACACCTTCAATAAGTTTAGTGAATTTTGCCTTTGTCATAAACTCCACAGAGTCGAGAGGAAGAGCAGATTCATTCTTCACTAATATCTTCCCCTTCATCGGGTTCTTGTTGACTCATATCCACCACTTCTACACTTTCGGTTTCTGTTTGAGGCGCATTACTTACCCGCACACTTTCCTTTATAGCATCAATCAATTGTGAAACTTCCCCGTAAGGTTTGGCAAGTAGATAATCAACAAGTGCGTTAAATACCGACTCCGGTATTACTGCTACTTTTTCCACACTTCTTTCTTCGTTATTGCTCATTTAAATTACTCCTTTATATTCATTTCTTTTGTCCACTCCATCCCAATATCAGGATAGAAAGTTCCAATGTCTCTTACGACATTTCCGTCTGCATCATATGCAAGTGCTAGACTTACTGTGCCTGTTGTACTCTCCATCAGTTTTCCGTATCGGTGGTCTAACCAGATACCATCCTTGATGTAGATTTTAAGATTTTTAACATACGCTTCAGTGACTTGAAACTCTTGCCTTTGCTTAGACTCTTTAGAATCCTTCTGCGACTTTAGACCAGAGAGAAGCTCTGTGTTGTATTTCAACCACTCTTTAACTTTGACATAACTCACTGGGTGTTCATCAGGAAGAGCAAGCACATCAGGATGCACACTGCTGTTCTTTGCTGGTGCGCGTTTTGACCTTGCCACTGCAAGACGTTCACTCGCTGCTACTCTCTGCTCTGGTGTCATAGGTTTACGCTTTCGCTTTGTCACCTTGACAACATTTGAACCTAGTTCTTCGTGTAAAGCACGTTTCTTAGCATCACGTTTGTTAGCGCGTTTCTGTGCTGGTGTAAGTAGATGTTCCATCTCAAATTTGCTCATTATATTTCTTTTACCAGTCCGTTATACGATTCCATCGTGGACATTTTAAATGTCCTCCAACCAGACTGGTCTACATCCCAAACCAAAATATTGTCCTTTTCTTTAGGATCATTAGGTAAAGAGTGTTTCCGATGTTCTTCAGGTACTGCTCTGCTGACTAGAGTTGCGTTCATTTCTCTTATAGACCCGTCATTCTTTATAAAAGATAAATTTACGACTCCCTTATATAGATGTTTAAATATTGTTTTACGGGTTGGTCTGTGTCCTTCTTTCATTGGCATAACTATTTTCCTTAAACATCGGAGTGTTTCCCCGACTCACTTATACTATTATAAGCATTCGGAATGAAAAGTCAAGTCTTTTTCTTGGGGCAGGAAACCATCACTTTGACGTTTTTAGGAAGGTTTATTTTGCAATTAGGATGACTATGGTAAAGATAAAAGGTTATCTTAGGGAACTCTTTAAAAATTCCATTCCATATCGGTCGCCAGTTATCAAGCAACTTGTAGTTGTTAGAAGGTTCCCTATCGCTTGATAGAACAACGTCTGTATATGAACGCATATTAGTATCAAACAAAGAATCGAAACCATACATATGAATTTCGTCAGGTTGATGCCGAACAGCAGAATAGTGAGCGGCAAGATGACCGCAGTTAAAGTTAGTTGCTGCAAGATTGGGGTCGCCCAAGTCACAGTATGACGGAACGTGTGTGTAAAACTCGCGGATATGGTGTGCATGTTTTATGTAGAATGAAGAGTGTGAGTCCATCCAAATTTTAGGTCTGTTTGCCAGAACCCATTGATACGTATCAAGGTTTACCGAACCCTCTGTAAGTGCTGCCATCATTTTAAAGTCGCCTATACATGCAGCATAAACATTCCTGACTTCAAACGGTGGAAGATTACAAACGATAAGTTTTCCTTCTCTCTCCATGCGGATTGATTGAGGCATAAGTTGTGCGCTATCACCATTACCAAGGATGTGAATTTTTTTCATAAGTTTTTCATCTGCCTTCTAATCTCATCTTTGCCCTTTTCACCTGTCCAATGCATTATTACTGGATTGCTTGGAACGTTATTATCTATATGATCTATTCTAAGGACATTAAACCTATGAGGCGCATCTGCAATCATCATCATCTTACGCATATAGTCACCCCCTATCATAGCATGCATCACTTCTTGGTCTCCACGATGTTCTTTCTTATCAGCGACAGACATCCACTGACGCAAGGTTGGTGGTCTCCCTTCAAAGGCAACGACTCCGGTATTATGCCAGTCACCATTTTCTGGTCTACGCTTACTCCAAGGGTGGTCCTTAACCATTGTCAGTTTATTGTGGACAACGTAGTTGAATATCCCTACAGGGTCTGACATTACTTGGCAGTCTGTGTCCAACCAGCAGACTCTATTAAACTCTTGATGTGCTGCTTCTAACATCGCCTCTATCTTTGAGAACCAACCGTTTGCTTTACAAGTAATAATGCGATGGGCAAAGGATGACACACTTGTAAGCATCTCCTCAGTCATACCAAAGTCGGCAATGATTAGTGGGACTTTGGTATACTTAGAATAGTTATTAATAAACCAAGGCAGTTGCCATTCAGTATTTTTATCACATCCTGTTAAGAAACATTCGCTCATAGTAGTCTGTAACTCTCTCCGTAGTTATGCTTCGCTCCGCAACCTTCCACTCTCTGTATGGTGCTGAAACTATCTCTTGCCTCAACTGGCCATGGATAGTACTCTTCAATGAAGTCAAAGTTTCTATTAGATAAAAATATGTCTGTTGGTTGTGCATACTCTTTTGACTTTGCCAACAGTTTGACAGCAGCATTTGGTTTCACGATGTATGCGTGTGCGCCTGGAAGATACTGCTTTGAGACCAGCGTATTAACACCCAAGGTCTTTGGAGTAATGAACTTGCCGTAACTGGGTGCGCCTAAAGATAGAACTCCCTTGAAGTTTAAAAACTCTGGGAGGAAATCTGTGAAGACTGCATCGTGTTCTAAGACAAGGACATCCTCGTTATTTTTTACAGACCAGTGCCAGAGTCTTTGATGCGACAGGAATGCTGAAAGACAGTTCTCAAAACGAGAATACTTTTCAACAAATCCTTTAGGGTCAATGCCCAGTTCTTTGGCAATAGTGAGCGGGGCGTGTTCCGGTGTAAAGGCAAATGATTTCTCTACCTTCACCCCATATTTCTCACCCGACTTGATACATCGCAATGCACATTTTTCAGACTCAATCATTCCTTCTATTGTTATGACAAATGCTTTCATAGTTTAGTAGTTGTTGATACTCCTGCCT